AAGATCGGCAGGTGCCGTAAACGGGACAGATGCTTGCCCACTACTTGCTGTAGCTGTTCCAATTGTGGGTGCGCCGGGCGAACGTGGCCAAGTACCTGCCGCCACTAATTGCATGGTGGCCTGCCCTGTCCAAATACCAGAAGCAGTAGCGTTGGTGGTCGTCGGGCCAGTTGCGGAAATTATCCCGCCTTTGTAGCGATTGGACATCTTCTACCCCGTTTAGGAAATAACTTCGTAGCTGATTGTGTATGTAATGCCGCTGGCCGTGCCAGAGGTAACAGAAATCAACTGGTTTTCCATCAAGTAAATAGCCGTGGTCTTATCGGTCACAATCAACGAAGCGTCAGCAGGAACCGACACTGTAGACACGATTGGGTAAGCCGTACCGCTTGCGGGGGCAGAGCCTTGCGTGGTAACAGACGACCCAACATAAATAGAAACCGTAGTATCTACTGCAGAAGTGCCGTTCACGTTGGCTGCAACAATCTGATTGATCTTAAAGACCTGACCGCTTGTAGAGGTGTTAGCCACCAATATAACAGGCGTCGTAGCGCTGGGTGTGAGATACGTTGTTGTACCGAGGATGGTGGTTGATGCACCAGCAATATTTGGATTTGCCATGATGTTTCCTTATAGACCAAAAACGAGAGCCATTGCCACTGCTTGACCGCGAGTAGCGCCTGTTGCGGGAGCGGCTTGGAACGTCGGTAAAGCTCCTGCGCCATTACTTGTTAATAAGTGCCCTGCTGTGCCGGGGCCAGCCGCAGCTTGAAACGCTCCAGTACTTGTAGTACCCGAAAACACAACACTGTATGCAGTGGTTGTTGTAAGACCTGTACCGCCTTGGTCAGCGCCAAGAGTTCCAGTAGATACTAAGTTTTTACTGCCGTTTGTAAATACGGGCTTGCTGGCAGTCAGTGAGGAATCAATGAAGTCATTGGCTGTCAGCGTTGTACCGTCAAATGTCAGATTGGCAGAACCTGCCAAGTTGCCGGAGCTATTAAACTGAACCTGTGTGTTTGAGCCGCCAGCCGATGCGCCTACGCGCACGAAGTCAGAACCATTCCACGCTACAAGCGCTTTGTCACCAGAAGCAACTGTAATTCCTGTAGTGGGGCCGCTACCGACAATCTTTACTGACTGACTTGTAGATGTGGCGTTGATAATAATGAAAGTCTTGCTATACCCAGCAGTGAGGGTGTCGCTTATTGTGATTGTTAATAAGCTTGCAGGATTGCCTGTGCAGCGAATAATTTGGTACTGCGCTGTTCCCGTAGCACCGCTACCAGCTTGTGCAATATTGGTGGCGGTATTATCGCCGTTAGTATTTGTAAGCGTTACCGCAGTTTGGCTACCGCTGATGATCTGACTACCCGCAATTGCCGTGTCAAGATACTGCGTAATACCGTTATTAACGGTGTCGCCCCATGTGCCGGATAACTCGCCCTGAACCGGCAGTGCAAGTTCTAGGTTGGTTGAATACGCTGTTGTCATTTAAAGCCCCTGTCTATACGTAGCACTTGGCTACATTGTATTGATTATTTGCCAGTTTGCGTTCTCACTGTTGTCAATTAAACTCCAGTAAAACACACCAAAACTGCCAACGTTACCCATTGCCTGACTGCCTGTGATAGCAACCAACCTTGCGCCAATTGACATCGTGCCAACAGCACCTGCCGCAGACACGCCTGTGAGGGCTAATGCCTTAACGGGAACTTCATCTCCAATAAGCCCGGAAGCCTCTACGCCGGTTAAGGCAATTGACCTATCTCCAACCGAGACGTTACCAACAGAACCTTCAGCCGAAACGCTGGTTATCTGGAAATTAAATTCCACCGTACCAATTGCGCCAGTAGCCGCAACACCTGTAAGCGCAACAGTCCTACTAGACCCCGGAGTACCAACAGCGCCTACTGCTTGAACGCCACTAATGTCAGAGCCAAAAGCAAAGTCAATATTTCCAACTGCGCCTGTAGCAGATACACCAGATAACGCTACAGTCCTATCTATTCCTACAGTACCAACAGAGCCTGTAGCTATAACACCATCTTCATTCTCTGCTGAGCTAACAGCCACAGTTCCAACAGCACCTGTTGCCCCAACCCCTGAAAGTCCAGATTCAACTCCGGGAATTGAAATCTCTCCCGGCAACCCCGTGGCTGATACCCCAGTAAGCGCGAGTTGTCTTTCCGCAACAGTAACTGCCCCAACCGCCCCAGTAGCCGCTACTCCTGTAATGGCTACTGCATATATAACTTCCGCCGTAACTGTACCAACACCGCCAGACGCAGCAACGCCAGAGAGTTCAGATTGCTGACCTCCCCAACTATTGTCGCCCCACGCCCCTGCGCCCCATGCGGTTGTCATGTCCTGCCCTCCTGTTTAGGAGGATCAGGTTGTTGCCAAACGAATCAGCGCAGTGGTTGTTGTGTTAGAAGGCATCGTCAAAGTGAACGTACCAGCAGTCACAGTCTGTGAACCAAAAGTATGCACACTTACCGCTTTATTGCTTTGCGTTGAGTTGTAAATCAATACCGCGTCAAACGCTGTAGTCAATGTTACGTTGGTGTACGTAATACTAGCTGAAGGTGTAACAAATGCAACGCCCGCTGTTGTAGAGCTATTAGTCGCTGTTGGCGGTGTACCAAAAGTAACCGCTACGCCGCCAGCTACATAGTTTGTACCTGTAACTTCGTTAGTAGATGAGTACGCCGTTGTAGACGCATTCACTGTAGCCGAAGCCAAATACAAGGCACCTTTGAACGTGTCTACTGTAGTAACGGCGCGAATAGGTGCTACGCCAAAATTATGGGTTGCGGTCATCAACTCGCCCATAAACGATGTGCACATTGCTTGTGTATTTGCCATGATTGGCTCCTTAGTTAAAAGATGCGGCTTCTACCGCGGAACTTACATTTTTCTTAAGCGCCACATGCACCGAACGATGCACAAGCTCCCCATCTAACCAGTACTCCACCCATGTGGTCGACTCGTTGTCATTATCCAATGAACCTTCACGCTTTTCAAGCAATGAATCGTCCATGTCGCCTTTGGTTGTAGTAACAATCAATTTGAACTCCTAATTAATGAAGTGGTTGGGCCATTGACTGGCATTGTGATGGTGAAAGTAGTTGTAGAAGTTTTGTCTGAACCAAAGTCCAGCACAGCCACAGACTTGTTACCCTGTGTGACGTTGTAGATCAACGCACATCTTGCGGTGATTGCGCCTGTCCAAGAGATATTTGGGAAGCCCACGTAGGCTGTGTACCCAGAAGACGACACCGTGATGGGTGTTAACTGTGCCCCGCCAGCAACGTAAGTGCCTGTGTTAGCTATTTCATTGGTCGCACTGTACACAGTTGTGTTTTCGTTTAAATCCGCGCTGGCTGTATACAAAGCAATCTTGATAACGTCGGTCGTCAAGTCGTGTATGCCTTGATAAAGCTCTGCTTTAAACGATGTGGTCTGAGTTTGAACAATAGCCATCAGGTCACCGCCTGTCTATATTGACCAGAACGATAAGCATCCTGACGCTCCATACCATCGCCCAGACGTTTAGCCAACGCAAGTGCTTCTTGGTACTTGCCGTTGTAAAGCGCCATCATGTCTTGCTCACCTTTCATGTAGGTGTAAGCCTCAACCAGAGAACCGTACAACAGTACAGAATCAAAGTTGTCACCAAGCCATGTTGTACTAGCGGTCACAATAGACTGTGGGTAGTAGTAATAATGCAACTCAACTGTGTAGTTGGCATCGGGCTTTGGCCCCACAATAAAAGTCAACTCAGTCGTAATTGTGCTACCACTAACAGTGGGGCCAAACAAGGCGTAATACCGTGGCAAACCTACATCGCTAGCACTGGGGTAAGCTTGACGAATAAAGTTAACGTCTTTGTTTAGCAGATACTCGTAGTTGCCAGTAGCATCAATCACCGCCAATGAATACGAAGCCAAATAGTCATCGGGCGCGCTTAAGTACGGTGTTGTTGTAGATACCACACCTGTCACGTTCTTACGAATAGACGG